AGAGTAATGAAAAAATTATTAGGCACACTAATTTTATCATTGTTTGCATCTGTAGTTTACTCAGATCAGACAGGTGATTGTACAGCAGGTGAACAATACTGCGAACAGAATAGTTTAGAAACAACTAATACTACGACTACAACTAATACAAATACAAATACTAATACAAACACCAATACAAATACTAATACAAACACAAACACTAACACAAATACTTCAACAAATACAAACACTAATACTAATACCAATACAAATACGAATACAAATACTAGTACAAATACAAACAGTAATACGAATGTAAATACAAATACATCTACTGCTACTAATCAGAACACTAACGTAAACACAAACACTTCGACTAGTACAGTAAACTCTAGTGTAAATCAGAATGTTACGAACACAACAACAAGCACATCTAATAATACAAACACTAACGTAAACACGTCAAACTCGACTAGTACTACAAACAATACAAACAAAAATGTAAATCAATCGACTTCCGAATCTAATGTCACAACTGATAACACGAATAATAATACCAATAACAACAATACCGTATCTGATAATACTAACAGAAATATTAACGAATCAAATTCTACCCAGACTATAAATCAGAATGTTAAAACCAAAGCCCCTCCGGCTTCTGCTATTGCTCCTAGTATCATGTCTTACTCTCAAGACCTATGTACCACAGGAGTCTCAGGTGCTTTTCAGGGGCAGGTATTTGGATTGTCAGGAGGGAAGGCAGTACGTGACGAAAACTGTGAACGTCTAAAGCTTTCTAAATACTTATATGATACAGGAATGAAAGTTGCATCTGTGTCTATACTTTGTCAAGACCCACGAGTATTTAGTGCTATGGAAATGGCAGGAACTCCATGTCCTTATCAAGGTAAGATAGGTAAAGAAGCTGCAAAAGCTTGGAAAGAAAATAGACACGACAGACCAGACTACGCAGAACTCAAAGATAAATACGTGGCACATTGTAAGACACAACGAAACTCAAACGGTAAAAAGAAATCAGGACGTACCTGTGCTAAAGAATTTTATAGCCAGTAGTCTACTGTGTTTTAGTACACTTGTAAGCTCTGCATATATCTACGAAGGCAATCAATCTTTAATTGACCTTACAAATCAAACAGGAACTACTAACCTAAACTCAGGTGACGATCAGTTATCTGCAGCATTTAATCTAGACAATTCATTTACTTTCTATGGTACTGCTTATGACTCAGCACGTATGGCTACAAATGGGTGTCTGCATTTTGGTTTAGGTACAGGTAATGTAAATTACAATAACTATTGTGGTGATTATACGCCTGATCCTCTTCCTCAGTACACTAATACTATGTTTGTATTCTGGACAGACTTAATCAGAGACAATCAATCTAAAATGCTTGCCAAGAACTTTAGTGATAAAGCAGTTTTTGGTTGGTATAATTTAAAAGAATACAACAGGAATAATACTGATAACAGCTTTGAAGTTATTCTTTGGACCAACAATACATTTGAATATAGATATGGTGCATTAGATATTATACAGCATGATGTTTTAATTGGTGAGCAGGGAAGTACATCACAATACTATCAGTACCTTTTTCATGATGAATGTAATACAGGTACAACAAACATTGCAGGTACATGTGTAAATACAGATTGGAATGGTACAGCTAGTAATACATCATTAGAGAATGGTGGTAGTTTATATGGTGTAGGTTCAGGGAACAGTATAGATTGTAGTGATCCATTGAATGATTCTAGTTGTGCAGGATATGCGGCAGCTTATTTAACACAGCAATGTGACTTAGATGCTTTATATGATATGGCATGCCCTTCATATTGGGAAGCTTATGACGACCAACAGTGTGCTGAAGACCCACAGTATGCTCCGTTCTGTGCAGGTTATCAACAAGAACAATCGATAGCTTATTATGTTGAAGATGATTTTGACTATGGCTATGAAGAAGAAGAGTACTACGAAGAGTTTATATTTGAAGAGGAATGGTACGAAGAACCTATCGAAGATTATATATTTATTGAAGATATATATGAAGAAGAAGTGTTTGTTATTATGTTTGAAGACATACAAGAAGAGGAAATATACTTTGAAGAAATATTTATTGAAGAGTCTTACGAAGCTCTGCCAAGTATAGAAGAAGAATACTTAGTAAGCTTTGATATACTTGATGATCCTATTCTAATTACACATACACCTGATCTATTAGAAGTATTTGAATTTGAAATTATAAGAGAGGAATTAGAAGATGAACTTAGAAATGATGAAACAGATGAAGAAGAACTTGTTGAAGCGTTGGAAGAAATCGAAGAGTGGTTTGAAGAAGAACTGGAAGAAGTTCAAGAAGATGATGAAATCATGGAAGAAGAACCTGAAGAGTTATATGCCGAAGCCGAAGAAGAAAGTACGGAAGAAGTCAACGAAGAAAAAAGCTCAGTAAGAGTATCTGCACTAGACGTTGTAGCTAGTACTATACAGTCTGCTAGGAATAGTGTTTCTAGCTCCATACGTGGCTCTGGTGGAACGAATAGAAACTCATCAGTAGCTGCAGTTAGTAATAGTACAAGTGGGGCTTCAGGCTCGTCTATGTCATCTACTGGTGGGATAAGTACGACAAGCTCGCCTAGTATTTCTGATCAAGTTGTATCTGCATCAGCACAAAACCAACAAGTTTTATCTATGAGTTCAGATGTAGACACGTCTTCAACATCCAGTATAACTATAAATATTATGCCTGATCTAGACGGAACTCCACAGGTTGCGATGGCTGATGTACAGGTACAAGATATGCAAGGTGAAATTAATACTGCAATATCAGGAGTTATGACAGTAAGTGAAGCCGATCAAATTGCTGATCAGATTGTTGCTCAAAATATTCAGGAACAACAAGAGCAAGCTGAAGCCGAGCAACAAGAAACTGGACAATACTCTGATGAGTCTACTCTAGTAGCATACTTGGGATACGTTGTAGGCTTTGATGCCTATCGAGATTTAAGTATCCCGCAACAAGATACTTGGTATGAACCAAGAGCAATATATACCGATGTAGTTTTAGATGATAACACAAGAGCCTTTAATGGGCTGTCTAGTGTAAATCTAAATAAACTAAACGAGTTGCAAAGTCTTCAGCCTAATCTTTAATTAGCTAGTGGATTTTTATTATCCTCTAATATCTTATCAATCTCATCTTGTATGAATCTTACTTCAGATTCTAAAGCAATGATATCTTGACGATCACCGTTTACTGATTCAGCAATAGTTTTCAACGAAGGATTTATACCTTCATCAATACTCTTATTGATATAATCAACAGATGTTTCAATAGCTGCAAACCTTTCTTCGATTGCTTGCTGTGCTGTTTCTGTATCTCCAATACCACCGATCTGTGCTTCAAGATTCTCTAACCTATTTACATAGGTAGCACCAGTATATCCAAAACCTGCTAGGGTTGCAACTATACTAACCAATGCTATAAGCTGTGTAGTTTTATTCTCAAACCATTCCATGATGTGTCTCCTTATTTTAATTAATTGTAGAGTTCAAGGCATCTAACTCAGACTCTAACTGATTGTGTATATCTAATATCTTCTGCCTTGATTCTCTGATTATAGTTTCTATTATTTTTAAATCGTAACCTTTAAAAACTTTCTTAGCTTCGTGTAAGGGTAAGCCGCTTGTCTCTGTCATTAGTCTACCTTTACTATCGAAAAGTATATGGAAGGATAATATATTCGCTTCCGTTGCTTTCATTTTATATCTCCGTAAATGTTACTTTGTCTTGCTTACCTCTGAGTCCTGCTTTCATATAAGCTGTTGCTCTACCTTCGAAGAAGTTCTGATGCTCAACACCTAGTACTTCATCAAGCCAAGGTAAGGGGTTCTCTCTTTGATCAAAGTTAGTTTTTAATCCGAGTTGTAATAGCCTTCTGTCTGCAATATATCTATTGTAAGCATACATATCTTTCTTTGTAAGTCCTTTCATGTCTCCCATTTCAAATACTAAATCTAAAAACTTATCTTCCAACTCGACCATCTCTCTACATATTTGATAGAGTTCTTTCTTAAACTCGTCTGTCCATATGTCTAGGTTCTCTTGTATAAATTCACGAAACAGTTTAGTCATAGCTTCTACGTGTAATGATTCATCACGTATAGAGTAGGTAACTATCTGCCCCATACCTTTCATCTTTCCAAATCTAGGAAAGTTTAACAAGATTGCAAAGCTACTAAAAAGTTGTAAGCCTTCTGTAAATCCGGAATAAACTGCAAGTGTTCTTGCGATAGCCTGCTTATCCCGCCTAGTAGGTTTAAAGTCTTTTATGTAGTCATGCTTGTTTGCCATCTCTTCATACTCAGCAAAAGCTTTGTATTCTATTTCAGGCATACCAACTGTATCTAAAAGTAAACTATAAGCATGTTGATGAATAGACTCCATGTTTGCAAAGGAACACATCATCATTCGTGCTTCAGGTTTCTTAAATATACGCATGTATTTATCGATGTATCCTGATCCTACATCTACATCAGACTGTGTAAACAATCTAAATATCTGTGTTAATAAATTCTTTTCTTCATCCGTAAGTTCTTGCCAGTCTTTTACATCTGTATGTAGAGGTACAGACTCAGGTAACCAATGCATTTGGTTTTGCTCTACATACTTTTCAAACATCCAAGGATGATCAAAGGGTTTATAATATTCTCTGTTACTTAGTAAACTCATTGCTTTTCTCCACTTGTTCGGCATACTTTTTTAGTAGCCATTCGTTATATTGTTTTATATATTCTTTTTCACTTAGTCTTTCCGAACCACATGAACTAAACTCATCTGAATAGTCTAGGTACATTCTAGTACAGAACTGACGAAATGTGGAATGTGCCATTTAAAACTCCTTAAGTAGTAAGTCTAGTTTCTCCTGTGCATTTGCCATCTTATCTAAAAGTAAATCCATAGACTCGATTATATGGGGATGTTCTGCTACTCCCATACCTAACGAGAAGTATGTATTTAATTCTGATTTAGCAATAGCTATTTCAGCTTCATACTTTTTTTGTAAGGCATCAAATCTTCCTTCGTACATATTATCAAATTTATCTTCTGTCATATTTTATCCTTCACAACTTAAACATTCTACATCTTCAAGCTTAACTCTTTGTACTTTAACATTTACATTCTCAGCATTACGAGCAGCATCTGATCTAAAATAATATAGTGACTTTAATTTATTCATCGCATACCAATGAACATCATTAACATATTGTAAGTATTCATCATGAACTGATTGAGGCTCAGTAGCTTTAGGCATAGTGAAAAATAAATTTACACTTTGACTTTGGCATACATAAGCTTGTCTCATATGTGCATGTTCAACTAAGTAGATTTGATTAATCTCTGTAGCTGTTTTAAATACTTCTTTTTCTTCTTCAGTAAGAACATCTATACCTTGTGCTGATCCATTCGCAGCAGTCATGTCTCTCCATATCTGTTCTCTCTCATCTAAATTTAAACCTTTCTTTTTAAGAACCTTATCTAAGTATTGGTTTCGAACTTGGTACGAACCTGATAAAGTTTTGTGCGTATATATGTTAGCACGATATGGTTCAATACTAGGGGAAGTACCGCCACATATAATACTACTACTGGCATTAGGAGCAATAGCCAAAAGATGAGCGTTACGCTTATGGCTACCATGTATGTCAGGAGCTTCCCCACGTTCATTAGCCAATCTTTTAGTAGCTTCGAGAGATCGCTCTTTGATGTGAGAGAAGGCGACATTGTTGATACTAGTAGATCGTAGCCCGTTGAAAGGTAGTCCTTTGCTTTGGAGTAAAGCATGAAAGCCCATCGCTCCAAGACCCACCGACCTTTCTCTATACGCTGAATAAGCAGCTTTAAGTAATCCTTCTTTTTCTTTTCTAACATATTTTTTAAACCTCTCAAAATTTGCACTGTAACCACCTAGCTTACTGGTGTCTACAATAGCTTCAATAAAATGTTCTAATACATTATCAAGCATTGTAATTAGATCATCTATAAATTGTTCATTCTTTTTCCATTTGTCAAAGTGTTCTAGATTTACACTCGACAAACAACATACTGCTGTACGTTCTTCATTTGTAGCTAATACTATTTCAGAACATAGATTGCTTTGATTTACTTTTAGTCCTAAATCTTTTTGTTGTTTAGGTAGATGCTCATTACATGTATCTATATTTATCATGTAAGGCTCGCCTGTCTCTGCTCTAGCATTTAACATCTGCCACCATAAATCTCTAGCATTTACAATCTTAACTGCTTCACCACTCTTAGGATCAATCAGTCTCCAGTCTTCATCTTCTTTGACTGCTTCCAAAAATTCATTGGTAATATTAATAGCGTTATGTATATTTAAACACTTCCTATTTATATCCCCACCTGATTCTTTACGCATGTTTATAAACTCTTCTACTTCAGGATGTGATATATCCATGTAAGCAGCATATGAACCACGTCTAGTTACTCCCTGATTAAAGGCAAGCATTTGAGAATCTACTACATGCATGAATGGGATTGATCCAGTAGAACGAGAATGGTTAGAAGTACCAATACCATTGCTTCTAACATCTCCCCAATATCCACCGATGCCTCCACCTGAACTTGCGAGCCATATGTTTTCATCATAGTGATCAGATAACCCACGCCTACTATCAGGTACGTAGTTGAGAAAGCAGCTAATAGGTAAGCCACGAGTCGTTCCTCCGTTAGAAAGTATAGGAGTACTAAACATAAACCATAGATTGGAACTGTACTCATAAAGTCTCTGTGCAAGATCGAAATCAGTCTCACCTTTATAAGTCGCACCAAAAACACTAGCCCTTGCAAAAGCTTCTTGAGCATGAGTTTCTTCCTCCCAAAAATATCTATCTTTTAATGTATCTAAACTAAACTTGTCTAGCTTTTTTTCTTTGTCGTAATCTATAACTATTCCTAAGTAAGGCTTCTTGCCTATCTTATCTTCAATCATTCTCTGTTTCCTCTTGATTTAAATGTAAAGCAATCAATGCGTAGTGAATGATTTTAAGTAAATCTTTTTGAGACTTTCCATCTTTCTTTCCATATCTCATTGCATACTTCATGATATTACCTACACAAAATCCCTCTCCATGTCCGGCATCTATAATCATATCAGTTGCTTGATACTTTGAATGAGCGTAGTGTTGTGTATAAGTATTATCTATATACTGATGTACTGCTCTAATATTCAAATTCTCATTAAACTTATAATCCATATCGCTTCCTTAATGTATTGTGTCCTCTTCGGATATTCCTGTCAATCTTCTTTTGTATTCTATTTCAATTAAGTCTTGCATCTTTTCAATCACTTCAATATCAACTTCGTTGATTTGATGTCCGGAAAAAATAAAACTTCCTATAATCATAATCAGTTCACTTAAATCTATATCCTCTAAGTTCCAAGTTACAATTGTATCTTTAAACTCAGGCACGTTCTAACTCCTGAACTTGAACCTCTGTGATATCTTTACCAGTTGCTTTGACAACTTTCTTAATACCTTTAATAAACCATCGTAAAGTGTACGCAGAAACTCTGAGATGCCTATTAGCATAAATATGAGTTTGATCCGGCAAATATTCTTCCAAGTTATTAATTTGAACTTTATCTTTTTCATCATCAGGTACTACACTCCTTAACCAATCAAGCATTAGCTGCTTGGCGTGTCTTCTTATTAGCTTTTCTTTTTTTGAATTCATGTGTAATTTCCTCTACTTTAGGTTCTTTAACTACTTGTGTTAAATAGGAAAGCCCTTTCGCATATTTAAATACTCGAAGACCTTTACCATTGTTTGAATCTTTGTGACATTCAACTTTGTGCCTACAGAAAAAACATCCTCTAGGGAGTTTCATGTTACCGGATTGTCCGTCAGGAATGGGTTGATAGCAGAGTTCAGGTGGTGCTGACTTGCGTAAAGATTTCTTGACTGTATTTATTTTACTCTCTATGTTGGGTTTGTCAAGTTCTTCCGGTATATAAAGTGCAAGTTCTCCATTTTCTTTGTTCATTGCTAAGAATCCACCTTCGGAAGTACCATGACCTGCCTCGTATCCGGCAAGTTGAGCGAGGTATCCGAAGGTATCATCTTGAGCTAATGTTCCATCCTTGAACTTCTTAAAGGCATAACCTGATGCAGTCTTAACATCTACTACTTCACCATCAATAACACAATCCATGTGTCCTTCAATGCCTTTTACTTTTACATTCTTTTGTTCATGTTCTACTTTATGTCCGGCTAATCTAACTAATAATAAGACTACCTCTTCTAACATATGACCATAAAGAAACTTTATAAATGTATTAGGAGCAATAGAACTTTCTTGTTGTTCAGTCTTCATGTCGTACCATAGTTGCCTATTAGGTCTACCAATGTTTGACATACGTAATGTTCCTTCTGATCTTTCAGTCGGTGTAGACCAATGACGTAAAACTTCTTTCATGTCTTCACCAAACTTATCTATAACTTTCTCAGATAGATTAAGTGATTTACCCTCACCAAGTACAGAAAGTTTTTTGTAGATATCATCTACTAATGTATTTAGTTTTTTCTTACTCATGTCTTATGTTTTACCCATTCACATTTTCTATTATCTGGATTAAATTTTATTATTTGCACACCTAAAAGTTTTTGTTCTTCACTTCTTGCAGTAGTTCCATTCGAGCCATTGTTTGATCTAGTTTTAATATCTGTTAATGTTATGTTTCCATCTTTAACAGCAATTAAATCAATTGGACCATCACAACCACAATTTTTAAAAACTTCATAGCCTTGATCCCATAACCATGTGACTGCATAAAACTCCGCAAAGTCTCCTCTGCGATTCTCACTTTTATTGTTAGTGTGTTTCACTCCAGTTCTCTCCGATCTTATATTCTCCATCCATTGGACAGCGAAGATTATAATACTCTCCTGCTTTAATGATACAGTTGACTGCTAACTCTCCCACAAAGTCTGCTATATCTTCGCTAACTTCCATCTGCCATTCATCATGTATGTTAGCTACAAACTTAGCATCTAGTGTATTTAATTTTATTAAAGCATCTAACATAACTAAACCACGTTTCATAACGATAGCTCCTCCACCTTGTAATAAAGTATTGAGGGCTGCATGTTGTGTCCGGATTAAAAGTTTTCTTCCGTCTAATCCTTTGAGGTAATTTTTTGCTGATGCTCTTTGAACTTTATCTCTAAGAGATTTAAATGATGGGTTACTATCAAAGAATTGTTCTCTAAGTCTTTTGCCATCTTTTTGATTTCCTCCAACCACTCTTCCAAGTTTTGCATCTCCTGCTCCGTATATGAGGGCATAGATGAAAGTCTTTGCCTGATCTCTAGATTCAAGTCCTGCAGCTTTCTGATTAAGGGTGTGTATATCTCCGTCAATGATTTCATTTATAAACTCCTCGTCTTGCATATAGTGAGCAAGCATTCTTAATTCTAAACTAGAAGCATCTATACCTACTAGTTTGTATCCTTCTTCTACTGTCCAACAAGCTCTACACTCTGGACCAAAAGGACTATGGATGTTAGGAACTTGAGCCATGTTAGGATTCCTGTGACTCATTCTTCCGGTAATCGTACCATTAGGAATAACAAACCCATGTACTCGTCCGTCTTCATCTAAAGCTGAGATCCAAGAGTCTACTTGTGCGATACGTTTTTGATACAATAAATAATCAGCAATAAGTTTTGCTTGAGGTATAGAATCAATGCGAGCTAATGTAGTTTCATCAACGATAGGCTGACCAGTTGGAGTAAACTTCTTAGGTTTCCAACCAAACTCAATTAGATATTCTCCTATTTGTTTTCTTGAACCAAGATTAAAGTCTTGTAGTTTTCTTCGCATGAAGGGAGTTGTATCATTGGTGGGTGAGCGTTCTTCAAACTCTTCTGGAGTAAGTCCTTGCTTAGATAATGTGCCATCTTTTTTTAATCTAGGTTGGACTTCTTTAAGATCAATCATCTTAGGTTTAAACACTTTATGCACTTCATCTTCTGCTTTCTGCATTAGTTGTCGTAGTTCAGCCAGTAACATGTCGGCATGTTTAGAATCAAATTTAAAACCATTTAGCTCTTGTGTTTTAATCACAGCAGCTACGGATTGTTCTAATGCAACACACTCTTTTGCAAAACCTTTACCTTCATTGCGAAGGTGTTGAAAGAGGACAGTATTTAGTTGGACATCACGAACACAATAGTCCATCATTTCTTTTGAATAGTTGAGGTAGTCTTCAAACTCTATCTTTCTAAAGCCTAAACGAAACCCCCACTTCTCTAAACTATGTCCTCCTTCACGAACCGGATTGAAGAGTCTTGACATAACCAATGTATCTACAACTGGTTTGTGAGAAAGTTTTACTTTACCAAACTTTTCAACCATAGGTATATCAAAACCTATAATGTTGTGACCAATAAGTTTATCTGCTTGTTCTAATAGAGCATAACCTTCTTCTAGTTTATCCGGTGGATACTTGTATAGAGTACCAGTATCTGCATCTTGAGCCACCAAGCAATGTATCTTAGTAGCCTTTAGATCGTCTGTCTCTATATCAAAAACTAAATCCATATTATAATTCTAGTAGTTCATCAGCATCATCTTCAAATTGATCTTTAGAAACTTCTCTAAGTCTACCGGTTTCCCTGTCATATAGCAAATGACTAGCTAATCCAACGTCACCGGTATACCTAGATTTTAAAACACGAACTCGTGTTGTATTCGATTCTTCAAGATCATCAGACTGTTGATTTCTTTCAAGAGCGATAACACAATCAGACAGTTGAGCGATACTCTGTGAACCTCTCAAGTGTGAGAGAGACACTTCAATACCATTCTCGTGTCCTTTGTTTCCATCAACTCTTCTCAAGTGTGAGACTAAGATCAGTCCTGCACCTGTCTCTTCAACTATACTTCTGAGTCTTGTCATGATGTTATCAATAGCTCTGCGTTCATCACCTTCCGATAAAGCAGAGACTAACATATGTAAGTGATCTACAACAACCCACTTACAATCACAAGCAACAATCATGAAACGAATCTTATTGAATATTTCATCAATACTATTCGTGCCAAAGTGAGCATGTATCCATACTCTATTCTTATTATCTCCATCATAAAGAATGTCAAAGAATTTATCCAACTCTTCTTGCGAAAAGTTTTCTCGTTCTTGATCTATATACAATCGAGCATTAGCTTCGATAGATAAGATACCATCAACAGTTCTTCTCCAGTCTTCTTCAAGAGCAATAACTCCTACGTTATCCGTAGTTTCTTTGATAAGCCAATGTTCTAGTTCTCTAGTCACAGAAGACTTACCGAGTCCTGTACCTCCAGTAAGTGTTACCAACTCTCCGGCACGTAACCCATATAGCTTGTCGTTAAGACCCTGCCAAGGATACGCAATGCTGTCCTTCTTCTCTCGTGAAAAGAAGTCTTGCCTTGATTCGGATACATTGATAACACCACTAGGAGTATAAACTTTTGCTGACCACCATGCCTCAACAAACTCTTTATGTTTGTTTTGACGAAGCATATCGTTAGCATCTTTGAATCCATTTGGAAGAGTCATGATCTTAGCTTTGCTAGGTTGGAATAACATTGCTACTTTTTTAGCAGCTTCCTGTCCTTGCTTGTCGCTATCAAAACAGATCACAACATTCTCAAAACTTTCTAAAAACTCTAAGCTTTCTTTTACATCTTTGACTGCACCTGATGAACCTCTCTTTATTGAGACTGCTGCCCACTTACTACCCATCAATTCGTAGCAAGCCATAGCATCACATTCACCTTCAACTAAGGTAATTGACTTACCTCCAGTCTGAAAAAGTTGCTCGCCAAACAATCCTGTGCCTTCAAAACTACCTTGAACAGAGAAATTCTTATCTCGAACATAGCGTACTTTCGTAGCAGATAGCTCATGTTTGTTGAAATATGGGTACAAATGCTGAACTATCTCTCCGTTGCTCGAAAGGATAGATTTAACTCCATACTTACGAGCAGTTGCCTCTGAAATCCTTCGATCAGTCAGAGCAACATAGTCTCCTCCATTTGGATTTACTGGTGGTGTTTCTTTTTTCTGTGTCACTTCCTCTCCGGATATAGCTTGATTATAATTTAGAAAATAAGTCTCACAACTGAAACACTTTGCTGACCCATCATCATTCAAAGATACTGGATCACTTCCTCCACAAGAGGGGCAAGATAATCTGTGTTTTACAAATGTCATTTTTGTTCCTCACTTAAAGTTAATAAAAGTGTATAGCTAGGTAGTGCATGGTGGTTTAGTTCTTATTTACTTTCAGCCTTAACCTCTCTTATGTTTCCACGTACAGGATTTTACAAAAGCTCACTCCTCACCTAGCTACACGTGATAGTTTTTTAAGAAGGACTATCAACCTACTCCTACTCTAAGATTATACTCACACGCTAGGAACTGGAGAGTTTAGGCACACTAGTCGGAGTCGGTAGACTCAGATAGTTCCTCGACCACTTCAGCATCAGCTGCTTCTGTGTCTTGTCCTTCGTTATTAACTATCTCTATTATTCTTCCAGAGAAGAAGTTAATACCTGCTTGAATCTCTTCAAGGTCTAGAGTTGCATCTACTTTTTTTGAATTAAGTCGTTGCAATCTTCCAAATACTCCTTGTCCTTCTTCAGGTAAGTCTTCTACAAAAATCTGAACCCCATCAATAGTTATGAAAGGTTTGTTTTCTGTGTTATTTATTTCGTCATTCATGATTAAAACTCCAAGTCATCATCAATTGGTTGTAATTCACTTCCGTCTGAACCGGTGTACTCTACTAAGTCTACTACTTGCACTGCTTGTAGATCAAGACCTTTGAAGTCTCCATAGTTATTAGAAGTTTCCCATTCCCTATATTGAACATTTACTTTAGAGCCATTGCCTACTGCAACATCCAAGGGTTCTTTATTAGCATCAAGAAGTTTAGGAGTTTGATTAGGTGTCCCATCTTTTCTTGCTACCTTTCTTTTGATAATGAGTTCTTTCTGTCCATCATTATCTCTGATTCTAAAACCTCTGCTAGAAAAACTATCAGCAGTCTTATCATCAACTAATAAAGTAACAGAGTACTCACCATATTTATTGGGCGTTTTAACCTGTGCCCAATTTACAGGTACTGGTCCAATTATTGGCATAGTATTTCTCCTTTAGTAAAAATCTGTGAGGTTTTATGTGAGTCGTTAGACCTCAAACTAACATCAGCTTGTACTGACCTACTATCTAACTTTTGGGGTGTATAGTGAGGGCTACATGCGTTAGTAGTATAACTCATAGGAGGTTAGATTTCCCTCAAGTATTGATTGTATATGTAGCCGATAAACATTTCTAAGTTATGTTCATCTAAAAACTTTAGAATAAAATCAGAACCACTTAATCGAAGCTCGTGTCCTAGTTTCATTTCATACATATCATTCATGATATTATAGTCTGAACCTAACTTCAAGTATTGTTCTCGTGATAATTTAAATTCTGTATTGCTTATCTTTTCCATTAAGTTTGTATTATACACCATCTTAAATAAAATATCAACCTCTTTTTTTAATTACTTTAAAACCTTTTAATAGTTTTCTTTTTTTAAATATCTCCATTGTTCCATCTGCATATCTCACTTCAAGAACTCCTTTGTCTGCATGGAGAGCAGTCACTTGATCTTTTGTTTGCTGCTCCTCATACATTTTATGTACGTCATACTCAGTCATTGGTCCACCACTCCGGTTTAGCTCTACCTTTTTCCCATTTAGCGTAGTGCTTTTCGTTTATGCAATAATCTCTATATGCTTTGATTGGGTCCTCGTTCTTATATTCATCAGGCATAGCTTGTGCTACTGGTGTAGCCAGATTTATATTTATATTATCTGGTATTTTTGAAAGAGCATCACCAAGTTTAGTTATACTTGCATGTTCTCTTCCATACCTGTAAGCATACTCTTTACCAAGAGCTAGGAAATGTTTGTATAACCAAACATAATTCACGCTACTTTCTCTAGCCCATATTGTACAAGGATGATTCCAGTATGCTCGTTTGTATAAGCCTGTTGCATCTGCATAGTCATCACCATCTAATTCTCTATGAGCAGTACACAACATCTGTGCTGTTTCCAATGGCATCTTCACTAGCATCTTATCAGGCTGTGCTTGTGCTGATTTGATTGGACAATCATAGAAATAAAATATGTTCATTCGTTGACCTCCACTCCATACTCTAAGTCTTCAAAGTCTATAAGTTCTTGTAGTCTTTGTTTGACTTCTTCCCATGTAGGATGAAAGGTAAATGCTATTGGTTCAATGTGAACTGTACAGATATTCTCTGCACCTAACCATTCACTAATCCTTTCCAATCCAAAACGTCTGAACTCTCTTTCTTCTGTGTTTTCATCAGTACCTTCAAAGCCTGAGAAGTCTCCGTAGAATCCTAAAGGTTTGATGACTCTTATATTGTCATGACCTCCATATTTAAAACTAACAGTCTTTTGTTGTTTAACTGCTTCTATTACATCTAAGGTAACTTGTGATATATCTACTGTCATTTCTCCTCCTCATCATCTAACCCAACAATAATTAATTTTTCATCCATCCATTTTTTATCTATGCCATCTTTGGCTAGTCTATCTTTAAATAATTTTTCTAGGTCTTTTGTTTTCATTTTCCTTGCCCTCTATATTTTTTGTAGGTCTGTTTAATTCTTTTTGGCATTGTTGAAGTGCCTACATTCCTTCGACCTTGCCAAGTTTTTTTACCACGTACCCCTGTTTTCGAGGTATGTTGTATGTTCTGTGTTGCTTTTCTCATGAGTATATGTTTTTCATACTAGCAACATAACTCATAGCAAAAAGATCCCATGATGCCGGTGAATACTCTTTG